TCTTCCCAATTGATCTCAGCACGTTTCATAACCTTAACCATTTGCTTGATCTCACTTGGTATTGTGCCACGTTCTTTAGCTTGTCTTACAGCTTGGAATATATCCTCTTTAACGTCAGCCTCTTCTGCTTGGATCTCAGATTGTGACATACCATCAGTTACATTGTTCTCTATGTTGCCCCATGATTGAGGCTGTAACCAAGATGGATCTCCATCATCTGATGGCTGTCCATCGCCACTTTGACCTTGTTGCTGTTGCTGTTGCTGTTGTTTAGCTTTGATCTGTGGATAGATAAAATTATATATCTTCTCAGCCATCCATCCATCAAATTGAGGATCAAACAAAGCACCATCCGGTAATACAAAACCGGATCTTTTAAGCACTTGGTTCATGGATAAATCACAAGCTATGTTCCAAATCTCAGCATCACGTTCTTGCTGTCTTACATGGTGCATAAGAAATCTGTGACCAACCTCATGAACAACAACACCTTTTAGTGGATCAAAATCAAGGCTCTCAGCATACTCTCTATTGAAAAATATATCTCGCCCATCAGTTGCAAATGTCTTGATGCTGTTCTTTTCGATAATCTTCATCTTGACTAAGACAGCACCATAAAATGCATGACCTTTATCCTCACGATCCCACAATAGATGTATCCTAATCTTTGCGAACTTATCTTCTAATTTTAAATCTTTCATAATGGTCTCCAAAAAAGTTTACGTAAAGTTTTGATCTAGGATAAAGCACAAATACTGCACTCTATCCTAGAGTATTTTTTTAAAGTAATAGATCTTTCAAGCTACCTTGCGATCCTAGAACTTGTTTCATAGCTTGATGAGTAACTAAGGTTTTGTTTCTTAATACTGCATCTTTTAGCATGAAAGCCATGAACTCTTGCTCCGGTAATCTCTGCATATACGTAAGAATACTTGCACAGTTTGTCATGCTCATCTTACTAGCTAGTGATCCACACAAAGCAAACAACACACCACGATCTTCCGGTATGGCTGTATTAGTCGGATCATTAACAATGCTCTCAAAAGCCGGTAGCTTGTCATACAGCTTTATGTGAGCCATAAGACTAGCTGAGGCTGTCTCGCCAATCTGACCATTCAACATGCCTCTTAATGTGCTGTGATCTAATCCCATGCCTATTAAGACACCGGCACGTTGGCAAGATCTTGGTGTAGCATTACCGGTTGCTGATACATCAAAGTTATGAAGATGCTGATCATCAAACTTAATCCATGATGTAATTCTGTGATCAACATTGTTGGATGCATAGTAACTTAATACATCGTCAGTATTGATCTCTAGATTTAGAAAATCAAATCTATCAGCAAGTTGTGATGGCAACTTATTAGATCCGGCTCTTGCAGATAAAGGATTACCGGCTGAAACAATTACCCATCCATCCGGAATGATAAAATCTCCAACACGATGCTCATCCACAGCTTGACCAAATTGGTTGTGTAGAACTTGGTTTGCTTGAGCAACCTCGTCAGCAAATATAATTCCACATCCCTCAGTAGGCACAAACATAGGTCGTAATCTTCTCATGCTTTCGCCATCCTTTGCCGGTACTAACCAACCGGCATACTCATTAGGATCTAGCTGTGCCAAACTAAAATTAAGAAAACCTAGTTTGTCTTTATCATAGCCAAATAATTCTTTAGCTAGAGATAACAAATCCGGATCTGAAACCAATGATCTGACAGATGTTGTCTTGCCTTGACCAACACCACTTTCAGCATATGGATGGACAAGATTATCTTTACTGCCCCCATTGGCTCTAACTCTCCAATTGTTCATAATACAGCTTTTAATTGCTGTTCTCATTTCGTGTATTCGCATTATATAGTCTCCTTATAAAGATTGTTGTTTAAATTTATTTAATATTGATACAGCCAATTTTTCGTATTCTTTACCAAATTGCTGTACGACTTTTTTAATTACTTGATCATTAGTATAATCTTGTAATTGGTCTTGGATAAAGTTTTCCACAGCTTGATTAATTTGTGGATAACTTGTCTCATAATCACTAGGTGCAATGAGTTCTTTATATTTTTGTGACAATTAATATCTCCTCTTGTTATTGTCGTTACTGCTCATGATGATATTACATCCAATGAACAAGCAGACACAGACCATATAGATCTGTGTCAATTTGTGCATTAGTCTAGGCAAGTAAAGCAGTAACATCGTCAACTACTGATTGCTCTTCCTCTGCCTCATCGATTGCCTTTCTGCCTTTGTCTGCAATCTCAAACCTATTGATTAATCTAACCTTGAAATCATCAAGTTCAGATTGTGTCATGATAAGACCATCTCTTTGCTTACCGGTCTTAGTCTTCAGACCTACTAGCTTATCGATGATTGTATCCAAAGGTGTTTTAACATCATCGCCCTTGTTATGTGCAATGATCTTAGCTTGAGATTTAAGATCTAACTTAGCAAACAAATCTAACACAAAACTTTTTGTCAGATTGCTAGTTGGCATATCATCCTTATGCTTGTTTGAGAAAAGAGTTATATTTCTCTTAAACAATTCTGCTTGAGTGCGAGACATATTAATCTCTGCCTCAAGTATAGTAAGGATCTCGTTTGAATGATCTTCTAGAAGATTACCGGTATCAGTTCTAGGTAATGCATGGACTATTACTACTCCCTCTGCATATTGATCAACTCTTATGGCACTCATAGCCTCAGATTGTGCTTTGTTAGATCCCTTTAGCAACGTGTGCTGTGCCTCTTGAGATGCCATTTGTTTCTTTATATCGTTAGATATTATTACTTTATTTTTCTGCATTATAGTCTCCTTGTTTACAGATGGTTTAGGTTGGTTGTCGTTGTCTAGTATGTCCTTGTCGATAATAGGATTAACTAGGTCTCTTCTTAAATACCTATAGATTGCCTTAAAACAATCTCCATGTGGCTTTCTATAAGTGGTCTTAAATCTTTTTACATATTTTGCCCTTGCAAATTGGACATGATGGCTGACCTCATGGCTAACACTCATCAGATAAGCATGATCTAATTTGAGACATTTTCTGCCCCCTATTTGTGGATCATTATTGTAGCTTTTATATTCTGTATGAAAGTGTTCTTCATCTAGGTGTTGCCAATAACTAAGATTAATTAATATCCTATCAGCACCGGCTTTAGTTGATCCGGATCTTGTGGAATTAACAATTTTAGTAACAGCTACTGCTCTATCTACATCCTTAGATGTAATATTTAATTCGTATTCTTTTTTCTTGAGATGGTTCATACATTTACGAACCATTTTTTTGATTGTATTTGTATGGGCAGTAATATCTTTTTTAGAATAATCATATTTGTCATATGATAAATTTATTATTTTGTTAGGCATATGGTACTCCGGTTAATTGTTGTTTTATCCTAGGACAAAGAGCAGTAAATACTGCTCAATGTTTCGACCTCATTAGGTCTCATCAGCTAGGCTGTTTGTCTTGTGGAATATTCCAACCACCAAAATCTAATGGCTGAGGTTTTGTATCTTGGCTATCTGTTAATGTGATTAACCAATCTACATCGTAGTTTGATCCATTGATCCAATGATCATGTAACTCTTGACCAATCATAGATACTATAATCTTAGATATTGGATTACAAATTTGAGAAACTAGATTGTGATCTAATCCATTTACTAAATCCATTGTTTCATAGTTGCCAACAAATTTACCACCAAACTCTTTGTCTGTTGCACTATCTACATCAGCAATATTTCCAAAGTTATAAGCATCAGATAAAAGTCTTAGTAATTTGATTTCGTCTTTATTTAATTTCTTGTACATAATGGTAACTCCATAATTTGATTGATTGATTGATTGATTAGAATGATACAGCCACTATTTGGTAACTCGTGTGAAACTACTAGCCCATATCGTCATCCTCATCAGATCGAATTGTGGGGGCTGTATCGCTCTTGCCTTTTCGAGGTCATGACCAAAACAAGTTCCGGTCTCCGAGATCCTAATTTCCCAAGTAGGTTAAAAAAGGGATGTTTGCTTTACAGTTCAAACAAGTTGCCAAATAGGGGCTGTTATCTTCAAGTACTAATATATTCTTTTTTTCGATTAATACAAGTATTAAAGTTGATATTAATTACTATTAATTACCATTAATTTACATCTATAGCTGTAACTCAAGGTGGACAACAAAAACGCTGAAACTAAAGTTTTTGATATATCATAGCTTAAAGGTGGTACATGTGCTGTATGGCTCTTAAATCGACAGCAATTAATATTTCACGAAATGAGACTACAAATAAAGATAATAAAATGTTACTATTGGTAATCATGCAGGAAACATGAACACGACAGCAAAACTTTACATAAACTTTTGAGGCATTAAAAATGACAGATAAAAAAGATAACAAACCTAAATTAAAATTGGTAAGTGATAACAACAGCCGGAATAACAAGAATAAAAAATCTAATGTTGTTGGTGGGGATCTGACAGAAAAGATGCGAGGTTTTTGTTATGATGTTGTAGGCAAAAATGGAGAAAAGGGAATGAGCTTAATAGATGCCTATCGTAACAATTATAATGTTAGTAAAGATATTAAGGGAAACACTCTCAGAATGTTGGCAAGTAGATTAAGGTCTAGGGATAACATTAGAATATTTATTGATAGTTTATTGGAGCAAAAAGCATCACTACATCGCATGAATGAGGTCAAACGATCAGATCTATTGTTAAACAAGATTGAGGCTATGGCAGACGATGTAACTATTACTGATAGTGTCCGGCTGAAAGCATTAGAGATGCTTGGTAAAAATATGGGATTATTTACTGACGTTATAAAGGTTGATGATAATAGAGACAGATCATCTGTAGAAATAGAGAGTGAGTTATTGAAGAGGCTCAACAGTATAATATCCAAGTAAAAAGTTACGTAAAGTTTTACACCTAGCTACGATTAATTACTTACAGCTACTAACGATAAATTATTTTAAAAAAGTGTCCGGTCTAAATTTATTTCTGACTTATCTTTACCCCACCTACCCCCAACCACCGGTATATGCGTGGCCGCTACACACGTGTGTATGTTGATTTTGCACACTACAATACTAAATTTCAACAAGGGGTCACCCTTTTTAAATGTAAATAGATGTATATGTAGGTTAAATAATATAAACTTTAAAAAAAATGCCTATATGATTCTTTTAGCTATTGCAAATTACGTTCAAATAATATATAAAAAAATTATGTATAACAATATATATAAATATTCGACATAAGGTTATATTGTAAGTCAGATATAGCACAGATGGTTATACAGTAAGTTATATATATTACAGATGTTTATATATATTGCAAAAGGAACAATTACTTGTCAGACAATATTGTAACTTTAGATGATTACAGAAAACCTCCGGAAATTTTAGAAGAGTATGAATTGGAAGATGCGCTTGTAATAGGATGGACAACTGATGATCGTGGTGAAAAGGTTTTACATGTATCTTCTTCGGTTGATACAGGTGAGTCTTTATGGATGATTGAGTTGGCAAAGAAGATAGTCGAGAGCAGACCGCCTGATTGCAGGAATGGTAATGAATGAGCTTTCACATATTTTAAAAAACAATCTTGATAAGATTGGTGAGTTACCCCCGGAACAACAAAAAGAAATACTTGCTCTTGTAGAGGAGTATGAGAAAGTTAAGGAAAGAGAAGAGGCAAGAGATGAGTTTCTTCCTTTTGTTAAACTTATGTGGCCCAGTTTTATTCATGGCAAACATCATGAGATAATGGCAGAGGCATTTGAGAGAGTGGCTAGGGGTGATTTAAAAAGATTAATTATCAATATGCCACCCCGTCACACCAAGTCAGAGTTTGCCAGTTATTTATTTCCTGCATGGTTCTTGGGTAAATATCCGGAAAAGAAAGTTATACAAACTGCTCACACTGCAGAGCTATCAGTGGGCTTTGGTCGTAAAGTTCGTAATTTAATACAGAATGAAGATTTCCAAAATGTATTTTCAGGCATAGAATTATCTACAGACAGTAAAGCAGCAGGTAGATGGAATACAAACAAGGGCGGTGATTACTTTGCGATAGGTGTTGGTGGTGCAGTGACGGGTAAGGGTGCTGATATTTTGATAATTGATGACCCCCACTCCGAACAGGAAGCCACAATGGGTGAATATAATCCAGAAGTTTATAACAAAGTTTACGAATGGTACACATCAGGACCCCGTCAGAGACTACAACCGGGTGGTGCTATCATACTTGTGATGACAAGATGGTCAAAAAGAGATCTTACAGGGCAGATAATCAATAAATCTATTGAAAGAGAGGGATCTAATGATTGGGAAGTGATACAACTTCCTGCAATATTGCCTTCAAACAAGACTTTATGGCCCGAGTTCTGGAAAAGATCAGAGTTAGACGCTCTAAGAGCTGAATTACCAGTGGCAAAATGGAACGCACAGTACCAACAGGACCCTACGTCAGAGGAAGGCGCTCTAATTAAGAGAGAATGGTGGCAGGAATGGGACAAAAATGACTTTCCAGCCTGTGATTCCATCATACAATCGTGGGATACAGCGTTTTTAAAGACACAAAGAGCAGATTATAGTGCCTGTACTACATGGGG